AATCATGTGCTAACGTATATATCTCAGTCATTTAACCGTTTATACGGTTTATACGGTTTATACGGTTTATACGGTTTATACGGTTTTGATGGACTGATGGACTGATGGACTGATGGACTGATGGACTATCATGCTATATATATAGTTATCTCTTAGCTGATACTCTCTAAGCTGATACTCTCACAGCTTGACCATATACACTCATAAGATACTTTGCATGCATGTACATACCTTAGTGATCTATAAGCTATATATATATAGCTTTGCAGGGATACAACTATCATCTACTAAAATAAATAAAAATAAAATTTGACATAGGTATCGTAATATAGTCTAATAGCCCTGCACCACCGCTCTTTAACAACTTGAACCTGATACAGTCTGTATCTATGAGTATATGTATGTATATCGTATACTCATAGATACAATAATGTATCAAATGACAATTTTGTCAAAACTTTGGAGATATAATCATGGCTATAAATAACAATGTAAATACTCTGTCTGCAAAATCTTTATTACTTGATTGGGTATCCGGTCAAGGTGCTACAGGTAAGACTCCCGAAACATGGGAACACGTACAAGATGGTTACTTGCATGGCAAAGCAGTAAGTTTAAGTCTTCTTACCGCAATCGCTGAAATGAAAAGCATAGGAACACCAGTGTCTTTTGACACAAGCATAGCTGATGGTTATCTATCTAAAAATCATTTAGATCAACACGAAACAGGCAGTAAAGTATCTGGTAAGGGTGAAGCTTTAATAACGACGAAAGCTAATATCACTAGTGAGCAATATCTTAATAATTTAATAAAATTAGGATTAGATAATAAAAATCAGGTTGCTATAAGTGATATAGTTATGTCGTATTATGCCATTACTGATAAAACCACTAAAGCGGAACTTACCGATCTACTTAAGCAGATAGTTGATTGCTTTGTACCTGCTGACAGCTATAAAGTATTTAGAATTAAAGAAATAGATGAAATCGAGTCTGCAATAAAGTTCCAGACTTTAACGGACAATGGTTTTACTGACATATTGCCTACTGGCAAAGGTCAATATGTGGGTAACCTAGACTTATCTAGTCTATCCAGTCTAGGACTATTGAGTTCGATAGGTTATCAGCTGTCAGGAACTAAACTTATAAGTGATAATGTGTATCAAGTGATTTTTAAATCAGATAGCGAATGATAACATCTAGTAACTAAACCTTAATCAGCTTATACTTTATATAAGCTGATAACCATTTTTTGGAGTATATAATGAGCAATAAAACAGATTTTAAGATAGTAGTAATGGTATCGGGGCGTGTCCTGCGGGAAGACCAATTCAGTATAAAGGATGACACTAGTGCATTGGAGATTAGGTACTACATTGCACGGGTGATGGAAAGTGGTTTTGACTCACAAAGTATTAAAACGCTTCAGTTGGTAGGTATTACGACTACAATCATGTGCGGTCATGCATCACATGAAGTAAATAATATAATAAAAGCCATTAAATGGGTAAGAGAACAAGTATAGAGTTATAGTGAACCTTAATCAGCTTATATAACATAAGCTGATAACCCCCCCCTTTTTTTGGAGAGTGAGATGAGTAAAACAAGCTTTAAATTAATTGTATCAGTGCGTGGCAAAGTGATAAGAGAGAGTGATTTTAGTATAACTAAAGACACTAATTACACTGACATACGTGATTCATTAGCTATAGCCATGAATGGGTCATTTAACGCTCATGTTATAAAAGTGCTAATATGGGCTGGATGTGTATTAACCATTATGTGTGATAAACAGTCGCATGAAGTAATACAAACAGTTCCTGCTATCCAATGGATATTTAATAAAGTACTAGATGACTGCATAGAGTTATAGCATATAGTATAATGTGATCAGCTTATATAGTATAAGCTAATCAACAATCTTTTAATCTTTTTGGAGTAATTAATATGAACATGAACATGAATATAACATTAGCTGACCTATGTACAGCTTGCCTCTTAACCCCTACTAGAGTATTACCCATACTCGGAGTGGTATGGGTAATAGGTATACATGGAGATAGTATAACCGACAATCGAATACAGATATTAGAACGTCTGGTAGATCTAATCTACCCGCAATATGAACTCATCATCGAGCCGATGACAACTATGACCCGTCTGGAACTAAGACTAAAGTAAACCTTGAAAGTTCCCATACTACTTTTACCGGCGGTATGGGAACGTATATATAAGGTAGGTAGTTAGAAAGGTACTAGGTAGGGTTGTAGCTATATGCGTGTGAGTAACAGAGCCTATATCTATATACACTAAATTTTCCCAAAACAGTTACACTGTGTAAATACTATAGGTCGCCATAGTAGTCTACTAGTTAAAGTAAAGCTATATAAAGTATATAAGGGCGGATTTTATTAAAAATACTACGTAAATATGCTATATTCTATTTGAGCGGGAACGCGGATCAACATGTTCTGCATATAGATGGTATAGGTGTATACAGTTAGTTCAGCTAACAAGAGTATACTATATGGTGGGAGTGGGATGGGATACTATGTGCGGAGAGTATACAGTATATATATAAGAATAGCTAAGTCGCCAGTGATGATACAGTGTACAAGTCGCCGAGGATATATATATATGTTATATGATGATGGTACAAGTCGCCGATGTTATATATGTTATATATAGTACAAGTCGCCGGAGATACCTAAGTCGCCGATGTTGATAGTGTAACAGTATATGGTTGCACGGTATGGTACATACGATAGTCCCCTACGGTGATGATATGCTACGCTACGGTGATGATAGCTAAGAGTCCATTGGGCGATGCGATGCGATATATATATATATAAAGACTATGGTCAGGGCGATGATGATGATATATAGGTTATAGTATCACTGTATCACTGTGTGTATAGCAAGAGGTGATGGTATATATATACTACGGTGATGATATAGCGATACGGTTAGCTAGCTAACAAGAGTCCATACGGTTATACGGTTACACGGTGATACGGTGATATGCAGGGCGATAGGGTTACACAGGTTACACAGGTTACACGGTTATATGATATATGATGGTTATACTGTGAGCTATGCTATATATATAGCCCACATCGTCTGGCACAGACAAGAGTCCATACGTGTTGCACAGTGTTGATAGGACAGGGCAGGACAGGATATAGTATAGTATAGTATAGTATAGTATAGTATAGTATATGCAAAGACGGTTACACATGGTTATATCACTACGTATGTAGCAAGAGTCCATACGGTTAGCCTATGAGTAGGATGAGCATGATGAGCCTATATATGCTATTGAGCTATATATACGATTAGCATACTGAGCCTGATGAGCTATATGCTACATGTGTAAGTTGTCGGTCGGGAACTCAATCTAGTAGGTTCAAGGCAAGCCTCTTCCCTACTTCGTTTCGTTAGTGAAACTTGTTTATTTGTATATAATATAGTAGAGTTTAGAGTTATAGAGTATGGCGAGCTAGTATAACCCACTATACACATTTGCTTTTGATTTTGATTTTGATTTGCTAGTTATAGTTAGAGGGGTCTGGAGGTCACGGAATACGCGGGCTGAGGGGTTTTAAGGTGTATGTTTACCCGCCATAAGGTGTATGTTTACCCACATATACGGAAATCAGGTCATTTTGGTTTGACAAATTAGCCAAAAAGGTGTATAATAATATTTTAAAATTTACACAATTAATTCCTATATGAAAGCTATAACTACAATATCTACCTTAACAATACCCAACTCACATGCTAGCCTATCTAATAAACTTCTTAATTCCTGCTACTCTCTGACCACTATAGAGAAACGTATAATATTATTAACTTTATCCCGACTTAACAGCACTAAAGAGTTATCATCTACTGAATGGTATTCTATGAATGTAAATGAATATGCTGACTTATGTAATGTTAGTAGACACTATGCTTATCAAGACCTACGTGAAGCGGCTAGTAAACTATACTCCCGTAGTATCACAGAGATCGAAGGTAAGAAGAGAACTGACTTTCGTTGGATACAAGCTATAGAAGTAGACGCTGGTACACAAACTGTACAACTTATGTGGAGTACAAATATCTTACCCTATATCTCTGAGATTAAAAGTAACTTTACTAGGCTTTATATAATGGATGTACTTAGGATAGATGGTACATACGCTAGTAGACTATACGATTTAATATTCCAAGAGAGGTTTAAAGGGTTGCACGGGAAGAAAGAGTTTGATTTGGTCTACCTATATGACTCATGGAACGTAGGTTCTAGTTATAGAGAGTATAAAGAGTTCAAACGTGGTGTGTTGAAACCTGCTATGGAGGAACTGACTAAGAAAGGTTTAATACTATTAGATCATAAGACTATAGTTATAGGTAAGAAGAATGGTAGGAAAGCTATTAGTATAATCATACCTTATGAGATAGTCAGTAAAAAGTTGGTTGAAGCTGAGAATGAGAAGGATACGGTGATAAAACAGCTGAGGAAGGAGAATGTACAGCTGAAGAAGTATGGGGTTGTGTTGGAGGGGTGAGGAGGGAGGGGAGGGGTTTTTGATGTTGTTCGTGGCTCTCCCCCTCCCGTATCCTTAATACGATACCTTAACCATTATACGTTCTGTAACCCTATTACCCGCAATATCAAGCACAGTAGTGTCAAGAAAGTAGTTAACTCCATCAGTACCTTCACTTAAGTCTACCAATACCACAGTGTTAGTAAAGCTAGGCACTCCTACTATGAGATCACTAGGGCTTGCTGTTACACTAACTACACTCTGTATAGCAGAAAGTAACCTACTAAAGTCTAAACTATACTTACGTTTTTCAGGTGTAGGACGCTTTACCACATATAAAAGCCCTGTATTTTTATCAATCATCGACTTACCTTATATAAATTTGCCGCGCGAAAAGAGTTTTACTTCAGTAGTTCTACTACCAAGTAGTATATATGAGCTACTTCTAATAAAATATGTAAATGTATGTGCTATTCCCATTGCCCCGAAGTTAATAGAGGCTAATCCAGCGGTAACATTACTTGTAGCACTAACAATCGTAGATGGTAATATAATATTAATACTATTTATACCTGCTATAGGATTACTACTAGCATTTATACTCCCTATAACACCTGTTAAAGCTACAGGTATCAGTGTACCAGTCCTTGCCGCAGAGCTAATAGGTATACCATCAGCCTTTGACATACCAATCTGCCCAACAACTCCTAAGGCTGAGCTAGATATACTCAGCCCAGCACTAAAAGGTGTTAAAGTAACAGAACTAACAGTTACATTATTAACCATACCAGCCGAATAGTTAGCGGATATAGGACTTAAAGATACTACTGGTACACTACCTGTAAGAACTGCACTTGCATTTATGATACAATTAGGAAGACTTAGTATTATCTGTGGTGATAGTACATTTATAGCACTCGAAGAGTAAGCTTCTGCATTACTTATTTTTAGACTAACACTACTAGGCGAGCTAACTCCAATACTAGGAGTAGAACTTTGTAGTGCTACACTAGGTACTATACAAGTAAGTAGAAAAGTACCATTACTTGACGCTATAGGACTAGAACTTATTGGAGAAAACCCTAACATAATAAACTCCTAGTAACTCGGATACCATTTGCTAGTACCTGCATCATACACAAGTACAAGAAGTTTACCTACCACGGCAGTGGTAGCTAAAGCAATATTACCTGCCGAAGTTGTAGACCATAAACCTGTAGGAATAAGGCTAATCTCACCACCAGTCTTAATCAGTGCTTCAGGTACAGTTATATTAGCTATAGATGTTGTACCTGATATAAAGGTGACTAGTGTAGTAGGTATGATAGTAGTGGCTGAAGCAAGGGTAGGTGCTTGCTGTAGTGTCTTTAATGCGCCCGAAAATGGAGTATCACTATCCATAGTCGCAAGTTTACCTAGCATACCATTGACAGGCACTTGTTCTGGTGCTGTACCGATTAAGTTACTCATCATCTAATCCTTGTATTATTTCAATAGACTTTTTATCACCATTAACTGGTACTTTAAGTATCTCACATTCAAAAGAACTACATGTTTTTTCAAGATGTGCTGAGTGTTGTGCGTCTTTAAAACTATCAAAACAACCTACTACGTAGATATTCGCATCTACTAAAGGTGTATAGTTAGTCTGATCTTTCTCACCATAGCGATAGGCTACAACAGTATAAATATAATTACTCATAGCACCACCTCAGGCCAGCCAGCCCAGTTGTGTGGCAATGCAAGTACTTTATCTAATACAACTTCATTACCTTCCGAATCAAAACTAACTGGAACAGGTAGAAAGTTAATAAAGTCTGTATTTAAAGGTACTATTGTATTAAGTTCGCCTGAACACCTACAATCCCACATACCATACAACTCTAAAGGTAGCTTAAGATCACTAAAATTCTCTAAAGTTACACTTTCGGCAGTGACTACGTCTATAATAATACTATTGTTATACTCTACTGTACCTATCATAGGTAGACTAAGTTGAGCAAATACAGAGTTAATAGCGTATTGTTCTGCAGAAGATAAGCTATCTATTGTAAAATCTTTATGTGCTTTAAGTAGTAGTCTTTTCATGAGGTCAATGCCTGTAGTTCAGTAGTAGAAAGGGCTTTGGGGTAGTAGGAGAGTTTGCGGATGTGACCGTTAAAATAACCACCAGATACACTATTTATATAAATACCTGTTGCTTGAGAGGCAGATATAAAAGAGGCTGTAAATGGACTACTAGAATCAGTAACTAGTGTGTTTGTTGTTGTAGTATACGCTGACATAGTTTTGTGAAATACCCCAGCACCATAAGATAAATTATTTTGTACACTTGTAGCATAATAAGGAGTTACCCCGTCATACATAACTAAATTAGTACTACTACCACCAATATATAAAAGTCTAATGTTATTAGCACAATATAATAGAAATTCAGCACCTACCGCTTGTCTAGCTACTTCAAAATCTAAGTAAAAACTCCCCTGCGCCTGATTATACCAACTACTAAAGTTCACCCCCGTCATACTAGCTTGATCTGCTGATCTAGTTACTGCGGCTGTGGTAGTAGGTATATAACTTGTAGCGAATGAACCTGCTTCGAGTTGTGCGCCCCATAGAATAGCCCCTGCATAATTATTACCTATTGCTCCACTTGTGTTGCCTATAGTTTGTGTAAATCCTATAGATATAGGTACAGCAGTAAACATCCCTGTTACTGTTAATCTAAACCAACCATTTCCTACGGGTGTGCTTGTATAATTAATATTTGCAGTTGGTACGGTTACTGTATTAGTTGATGTAATGCTGACGCGCGGATCAACTAATGATACGTCAAAACTTGCTATTACTCTGTCGCCAGTGTTGCTATTAGCATAAAGCCATATCTGACAGGCTGTAATACCTTTATTGCTTATATAGGTCGAATATGTAAAAGAAGTATTAGCAACACCTGATGATACCGATGCATATGACGCAACAAAATGACCAGACAAATTGGTATCTGTAACGTATAACGAAGCTGTTTGCGAACCATCTAGAGCAATTACACAGTTTGAAATCTTAGTTGTGTTGGTAGGAGTTGAATACCCTAATGAATTAGTCAGTAAATTACTCCTCCCCTCCTCAATCAACAACCCCAAACTCTTACCCGTCAAGGGTTCATGGTCAAACCTAGCTATACCAGCAGGTGCAGTCATTAACTGTGGTATGTAGTTAGTTATCGGTGCTGTAGTTGTAGGTGTATAAGCTGTAGCTGAGGAGCGTTGTTCTAGCTGTGCGCCCCATATATTTACCACATCACCCGATACCGCAAGCTGTAAACCAATAGTATGAGATGCCGCTGTAGGTGTTACATTAGGTAAAGAATACCTAACCCATGAAGCCGTTGTAGTTTGCGGTGTTAGCGTAGTACCATCTAGCGTTAAATTAACTGTACCTGTTCCTGTTACACGCTGGATATAAAGGGTAAGTGTATAAGGTAAAGCACCTGTAGTTAATGTTTGATATAGCGTAGCATTAGCCGCTGTAGCAGCAAAAATATAAGCAGTTGATGTACCATCTGGAGCAGTTATACCCGTTACTGGTGTTGATGCATTAGTAGGTGTCCAATAAGTACTATTACCAAAATCATTAGAACCTTTAAGTAAATTCTCTTCAGCCTTAGCCGTTGTCTGTCCGTCATAATATGTTGCTGTAGACAACCTACTAAAAGTAACTCTAGGGTCTAACTGTTTACTGTTTGCAAAGTCTAAATTAAGACTCGGTCTTATTGTAGGATAGGGACTACTTCCTACTGTATTAATACAACCAATACTATCAGTAAATACACTTTTACTCGCAGGATATGTAACAAATACCTCTTTAATACCTGCAATAAAATTAACTAATGCTCCTGCGTTAGATGATGCTAATACTGTAGTTCTAGCTAAGGTAGTTCCGCTAAGAGTATATGTACCAATACCTGTTTCCCAATAAGTACCATCTACGGAAGCAATAGCATAGTAACAAGTATTACCATTACCTATAGCCGCAAAAGATTGAAAACCAGTAGATGCTCCAAGCAAGGTAATAGTACCTGTACCTACAACTGTAGTAGTCTCCTTAACCCTATCTGCTGTTATTAAAGACATATTAATACCTATCGGTTAATATATAAAGGTGTAGAGTATGAGATACTGAACGTACCATTAGTACAAGCTACTAAAGCACTAAAGTCAATATAATGTAAAAGTGTATCAGTACTAGAAGTACCTGAGTTCTTATAAATAATTGCACCGAAAGCACTAAAGGTAGCACCTGTCCAGCCATTGATAATATTAGACCATGTGATACTTTGACGATTATTAGCTGTATCAATAGCATCTAATGTAAATCCTTGTGCTAAACCGCCAGCAGTATATCCAGTACCAGTGATTTCAGTAGTGATATCTGATCTATTAGCCCAAGTATCTAATTGAGCTTCTGTAGGAGCGGCTGATACAAGTAATACTTTAAAAGTATTAGACCCAAAGTTTAAGTTACCTTGAACTAAAGCACGTGTAAGATTGGTAAAATTGGTAGAAGCCATTATAGTATCCTTAAAGATAGTTAAAGTTGTTTAGAAACCCAAGAAAGTACTGTAGGTAAGCCTAATAACCCTACAATACCAAAAGCAATTCCTGCAATAATTTTAGTAGCTTTAGATAAAGATACTAACTTTTTAATCTCTTGTAACTCTTCTAATGTTATACTTTCAGAGTCATCTATTACTGTTATACGTATATCTTTAGCATGTAGTTCATCCATAGTCATTGCCTCTAGTTAGGATAAATGTTATAATCATTAATATAGTAACACGTTTTAATATATAAATCAACTAGGATTTTAACTAAACCTATTCATAAACCCTAATAAATCAACTACTTATGGAAAATATAACTCCCGAAACTAAGGTTGATACTAATGTTATCTTTATAAATCCAAGAGATAAAGTATCGCCAGCCATATTAGCCAGTTTGCTTAACCGTAATGTTTCTTTAGTATACCAATGGGGGACTATGGGTAGATTACCCGATATAAGGGCAAGTTCATTTACTTATATAGAATGTATTGACCATCTAGTAACTTCATTACTAAAGAATGAGGAAGTTAAACTATTTAAAGCTCAGGAAGAGGCTAAGGCTAAGGAAGCTAAAAAGAGTTCCTCACGTAAGTTTAACTTTAGCGATTCTGAAGGGTTAGAAGATACAATGCATCCTCTAATGGCGGCTAAGTTAGAACAATCTGTACGAACAGAACATGCTAGAGAAGTAGAACTATGGCAAAAGATAGCTATAAAGAACGAAGAATATGTCAACTTTACAGATAAATTAGAACTTATACAACCTTTTATATATCAAATACGAGACTTATTGCTTGGAATTGCTATTGATTTTCCAGAATCTCAAGATACGATAGATGAGGGTATGGATAACTTATATAATCTTGGTATACGTATGATAGAAGAAGCTAAGATAGATAGGGCAGAGTATGTACAAGCTATGTTAGATATAAGTCTACAGGAGATAGTAGATGGAAATAATTAAAACTTATAGTAATATATCCGAAAGAGTGTTGTTCGGAAACTTACTTAAACTATTTAGAAGAGCTAGTAGGTTATCTACAATAGAATGGACTGAATCTGAAAGAACTTTAGCATCAGATGAGTCAGCTATACGTGGAAAGTTTAACTGTTCTCGTACACCTGCGTTTAAATATATCTATCATGTATCAGATAATTGGTTTATACATATAGTAGGTATGATGAAATCATCTCAGATAGGTGCTAGTGAGTTAGAGAATAATATCATAGGTAGAAAGCAAGACCTTGATCCATGTCATACTATAGTATTCTTCCCCGGAGTATCTCTACTTAAAGAGTTTTCTCGTAAGCGTTTTCAACCTTTCTTTAACAGTACTAAGGTACTTAAGGATAAGCTTAATATCGGTATCACTAAACCTAGTCATGACTATTTTACATTCCCAGGTGGTAGTGTAGCATTGAAAACTCTAGGTTCTATACAATCTGTACTATCATCACCCATACCATTTTGTATCCTAGAAGAGTTTGCTCAGGTTAAATCTGATGTAGCTAAACAAGGTGACCCATTAGGATTAGTTATAGGCAGACAAAAATCTTTCACTATAGGTAGAAAGAAGGTACTTGGTTTCTCTACACCTACGTTTAAAGATATATGTAATATGGAGAAGCTATACAACAGAGGGTTTCAACTTATATATAAAGCACATTGTCATCACTGTGAGACATTAGTAGAACTTTCTGGTTGGACTATGGAAACATTTATAGTATATAGTGAATTCCCTGATCGTGCTATAGACGAGACTTATGGCAAACATGACCCTGATAGTGCTATATTTGTTTGTATAGCTTGTAAAGAAGAATGGACATTTGAACAGAAAACTGTTAATATAAACAAAGGGTTAGACTTTGGGTTCATAGATGATTGTGGGGATTTTTCATACGGTTGGCATCCTAGAAAAGAAGAAAGAGAAGTTATTACTATAGAAGAGTATAAACTTATTGAACCTACTATAGATAAGATCAATCTCAAACGAAGCTTACGTAATAATAAGACATCTTTAGTATATAGCTTTCAACATCCTGAGATATTAGCATGTTTTGAAGCTACTTCAGATGCTAAAGCATTAGCAGTTAAGAAGATACTAGCTGAAATAGCTTTAGAAAAAGGTGATGAGACACTAGCTAAAGATTGGTATAATAACTCTCTTGGTCTGCCTTATGTATCAGGTATAACAGCCTTAGAAGCTGAAGAGATGAAGACTTTACGTAAGAATTATGCTGAAGGTATATGTCCTATGGAAGGTCTAGTACTTACATGTGGTATAGATGTACAAGATAATAGATTTGCTATCGTTATTCGTGCATGGGGTAGGAATAATAACTCTTGGTTAGTGTCGTGGAGAGAAATCTTTGGTGATGTAACTGTACAAGAGTTAGATGATAAAGGAGAGTTTACTGGTATATGGAAAGAGCTTATGGATAGTGTAGTAACAGGTAGCATAGCTCATGCTTCAGGTAAGTCTATGCAGATATCTGCTATATCTATAGATTCTGGGGATAATACAGAACTTGTATATAAGTTTGTTATAGCGGCGGCAGATAAACTACGTGATAAGGGTAGATTTATATTTGCTACTAAAGGTACTAGAGACTTACGCTTTAGTACAGATGAAATCTATCGTGAACCTAGTAGTAATGATATAAACCTTACTGATAATAATTTAAGAAAGTCACTTGCTGAGAAGATGGGTGTTCCATTATACTATATAGGCGCACATAGAGCGCATGAAGAAATACTACGCAGAGTGATGCTTAACAAGAATAAAGATGCCAGAAGTAATATGTACTTTCATAATGAACAAAGTTATGGTCAGTATGAGGAACAAATGACATCATGTAGAAAGATTATTGATATTAACTCTAGTTACTCGAAAAGTGTTTTTAAACTTATATCAGGTAAACGAAAAGAAGCTATAGATGCTGAAAAGAACGCCTTACATGCTTCATACGCTGTAGGTATACGTGGACTAACTAACGACTATTGGTCGGCACAAGAGAAGTATTTTTATGACTGAGGCAATTAAACATATAGTAAGTTTTTCAGGTGGTATGGGTAGTTTTGCAGAAGCTAAAAGCTGTTGTGAAAAGTATGGTAAAGAGAATGTACTACTACTTTTTGCTGATACTATGATGGAAGATGAGGATTTATATAGATTTAAAGATGAAGTAGTGGGCTTTCTAGGATGTGAGTTAGTTACTTTAGCTGATGGTAGAACACCGTGGGAATTATTTAGGGATAGTAGATTTGTAGGTAACTCTAGGGTAGATATATGTTCTAGCATATTAAAAAGAGACCTTCTTAATGGATGGATAGGTAAAAACTATGGTTACATAGTTAAAGAATCTTTAGGTATTAAAAATATACATGGAGAAGATATACGTTTTAAAGATGTAACATATCTTAACGCAGAAGTACATCTTGGTATAGACTTTTCAGAACATCATCGACTTACAAGAGTTCAATCTTATATGAATCCTTGGATATACCGTAGTACACTTGTTGAAGAGGGTAAAATAGTACCTAAAGACTTTAGTGAAAAATTCGGTATAGCTAGACCTAGGTTATATACTTTAGGTTTTGGTCACAATAACTGTGGTGGTTTCTGTGTTAAAGCTGGTCTAGGACATTTTAAAAACCTATATGAAAAACTACCAGAAAGGTACAAAGAACATGAAGATATGGAACAGGTATTAGCTAAAGAAGTTAATACACTACCCTTCTTAAAGAAAACTATAGATGGTAAAGTACATTACCTAACTATGAAAACTTACAGAGAAGAGTATCTTGAAAAAGATTTAGCTGACTCTGATAGATTTGATGTAGGTGGTTGTGGTTGCGCTATATAATTAACATAACACTAAGGAACTTATATGACTAGCATGGCTGGAATTTCACTAGATGAAGCACAAAGACAACTTACACAAGTAAATATAGCTATAGAGACTCTTATACAAGGTAAGTCTTTAGTAGAACTTCGTGTAGGTTCAGGTAACTTTCAACGACTATTCCGCTATGGTGATGTAAATCTTATAGATTTAAAAAGTTACCGTAGAGAACTTCTTGATACAATCAATTCATTAACGCCTAATATAAGACCATTATTTAGACAAAATGCTTGTATCCCACTTGTAGTATGTAAAGGAGATTTATAATATGGCTTCGGAGACAGAGACAATCTGGTCTAATATAAATAAACTTCCTACTGCATTTGAAGGAGCGGCTGTAAACTATAAAACAGGTATAAAACATCTATTCGATGGTGAAGCAGATGTACTAGCAGGTAAAGAACTACGTTTTCTTCAGAATCGTTCACGTAACATATGTAGAAACAATGGTTATGGTAAACGAGCATTAACTAACTGGATTACTAACGCAGGGCATATTAAAGTAGTATGGAAATACCCTAATGGTAAAGCACATAGGTTAATGCAAACCTATTGGGATGAATTCTCTGCTAACCCATCGTTTGATGGTCATGGTGATATGAAAACTTTACAAGGTATATCTAACGCCTCTATATTCCAGACAGGTGCAAGCTATATCAGACTACTTATAACACGTGATGGTAATTCTAATATAATACCATTAAAACTACAGCTAATACCATCAATCCTTCATGATGTGATGTATACTAATACTTATAACTCTATAGCTAATGAAGATTATAATCCTAATGAAACTGTACGTTATGGTATGACCTTTATTAACTCAGTACCTACTAAATATCATTTTCGTAAGAGTATGCTTGAGACAACTTTACTATCTAATCAACCTTTAGGTCGTATAACTGTACCTGCTGAGGAAATCATACATACTTTTATACGAGATGAGGCTGGACAATGGTTAGGTATTCCTCTACTAGCCCCTGTTTTACTAACACTTTATGAACTAGATGATCTTATCACGGCTACAGTGAGTAAACAGAAAGCCGCACAGAGTGTAGCAGTTTTGATAGAACAAACAGCAGGAGCTATTAGTTTACTACCTATAGGTAAAGTAGAAGATACAGGTACTCCTGAAAGTCCTAAATTACACTTAAAGACCAATGCAGAGGAATCACAGGTATTATATCTAAATAAAGGTGAGACAGCTAAGATGTTTCAAGGCACAGATATAGGTGCTAACTTTGGAACACTTATAGAAACAGAATTACGTAAGGTAGCTTCAGTAGCAGATGCTTTATATCATCAACTTACAGGTGATACTGCTGGACTTAACTATAGTTCTCTTATAGGTATGGCTATACAGTCACGTAATCGCCTAGAGTATCTACATAACTTTATATTTATACCTTTGCGAGAAAAACCTATAGCAGATGCATTTAAATCACTTGCAGTTGTTTATAATTCTAAATGTTCTAGTGCTGTGCCTTATTTTCAACTACCACGTTGGAGAGGTATGGATGATTTAAAAGATAATCAAGCAGACTTACTTGCCTTACAAAATGGTATGGATACATACACTAATGTACTAGCAGAACGTAATCTATCTCCTGAAGAAATAATAGCTGATCGTGAAGAGATTAAGAAATTAGAAGCCTATGGTATCTTTCTAAACACTGGTACAGTTTCATCTAGTATGTCTCAGGCTAATAATAATCAAGCTAATAGTAACAGTACAGGTACATAGTATAGTAAATAAATTGCATAAACATAATATATATATTTGACTTTATATTGTGTTTATGCGATAATCACGTAACAATTAACAAAGGTATAGTTATGAATTTAGATAATTTACATGGTGAAGAACTCTTTACCTATCTAAGAACTAATAAAAAAATCCTACTTCAGACTAAAAAGGAAGGGTTAAAGTTTTCTGACTCTTTAGTATCTACTGTAGTAGTAACACCTAGAGAAGTTAAAACTGAAAGTTCTGAAAGTTCTAAAGATGCTGGAGAAACCCCTCCTTCTGACCCACTAGGTGATCCTAACTCACTTGATGTCACTATAGTATGTAACACAGCATGGTTTTGTGATTCTCAGATGGATGTTATCACTGATAAAGCTTATGATGAAAGTATAGCTACTCGTGGTACAAGTATTCCACATATAGCAGACCATAGACAGAGTTCTACAGCTCATGTAGGTGATGTTACTAAAGTATATACAAAAGTACTATCTCTTAAAGAACTAGGTCTCGACCAGTCTGGAACTACTACAGCACTTATTATGCAGTCTACTGTACGTAAAGACTATAATGAAGATGTATTTAAGTTCTATAGTAATGGTAAGATCAATCAACATAGTATTGGTATGAGCTACTCAGAACTTAAATTAGCTATTAACTCTTCAAATGAACAAGATAAAGTTGAGAAAGCTATCTGGGATGCTAACTACCCTAAAGTTATTAATAAAGACATTGTAGATAAACGTGGATACTTCTATCTAATACCTAAAGTAGATATTAGAGAAAATTCATGTGTATTGTTCGGAGCTAATCCATTAACACCTACACTATCGGTTAAGTCCGAGCAACAAGATTCCTTTATTGGGAATGAAGAAAGTAATATAAAATCCACCCAACTACCTAAAGGTACAATTATGACATTAGAAGAAGCTCAAGGGAAGATTATCGCCCTTACAGAAGAACTAGGTAAAGCTAAGTCAGAGATTACTCTTTCTATCGCTACTGCCCGTATTGCTGAAAAACAACGATGCTTAGATATTATCAAAGCTCAAAAAGCCTTTGGTTCAGATATCAAACTACAAGAAGCCGCTACATCTTTTATTGATAAAGATGCTAATATTGAAACTGTGCTTATGTCTTTTGAAGTTATTAAAGGTGCTTTACAAGATTCTACACATGTAGATACTACTGAAGCTTTAGGCTCATTAGATAAACCAAACGCTACTAAATCTTTTGCAGATACTCTTGATAAAGCATTAGATTTAGTAGGTAAAGATATTAACCCATTCGCAGGAATTAAATAATGGCTACTAATAACGGTGGTTGGATTACTTATCCCGACCAAACTCCTAAAGCTACCTTTGCTAGAGCAGGAGATAGAGCATCTAAGATTGTTACTGTTAAATCTGGTCAAGTAATCAAAGCATTAAGTTTTGTTGAATCAGATGTTAATGGTAAAGTTATTGCTCATGGTGGTTTAGTTGAATCTGCTTTAGTTACTTTTGCATCTGGTATTACTACTGGACAGACTGTAATCTTAGCAGGTCTTACATTTACAGCAGGTTCTAGTTCTGTAACAGCGGCACAACTTGCAGATATTTGGTCAGGTCTAGTATCTGGTACTACTTCTGCGCAAGCTAATGCTATTATCTTAGCTAAAGGTTATCCTGTAGCTACTATTGGTGTATTTTCTGGTACACTTGCAGGATACGGTACAACATCAGCTAGTCCTACTAAAGTACGATTTGATGCTACTGGAACTGGTGCAGCTTCTGCAACTGACGTAGCTATTACAGGTACTGGTGCAGGTGCAGGTTCTGTAGCTATTGTACAATATGCGGCATTTAATAAGATTGCTGGTGTATTAGCATTTGACGTAGACGCTACTTCTGGTGATGTTGAGGCATCTGTTTATACTGAAGCTTCATTCTGGGCAGATGCTTTAGTATGGGCTGTAGATGTTACAGTTGATACTATTACTACATCGGCAGGAACTACTGCTTGTACTGCTTATAATACTGGTTGTTCAGGTACATCTGCTGAATCTAACCTATTAAAGAAGAAATTTGTAGAGAATACAGATTTTGAACCATTAACCTTTAAAAGACTTGGGGAGACATACTAATGTCTGAATTTTTATCACCGTATCAAATGGGTAAAGTATTAGATGGTGTTATTCCAGCTAATAGAATTGCCCGTCCTAACTTCTTACAGACTTGGTTTAGTAGAGTAGAGTATAAAAGTACTGAAACAGTCAACTTTGATCGTGAGTTTCAAGCTAAGAACACTGTAGCTATGTATGTTGCACCTACTATGGATGCTCCTATCATGCAACTACAAGGTTATGGTACTCAAGAACTACGTTTTGCTTATGTTAAAGAAGGTTTAACATCTCCTGATTGGGAAGAGATTAACCAACGTGCTATTGGCAATGACTTTGGTAATGTAGATGTAATGGCGAACTGGGTAGCTAATATCCGTAAGAAACTTGCATATACTGAATTTAACTTTGAGAACTTGTTTGAACTTAATGCGGCGTCTATTCTTGTAAATGGTGTATATACTGCAAGCTCATCTATGCATCCTTCAGTGTTATATGACTTTGGTAGAACTACTGTAACTGATGGTGCTACTTTTGCTAAAGGTTATGTACCTGCTGTAGATTTAACTACTTTAACTCCTACTGGTGGTTCTGTAGGCTCACGTGCTTGGTCTGCTGTAGGTGGTACTCCTTATAAAGACCTTATCACTGCTTGTAATACAGTACGCAGACGTAATAACGTAACTGCTGTTATCTTATCAAGTAATGCTTGGGATGCTTTAGAAGCTGATATCACTAAGAACTATGCTTCTGCGGCTAGCTTAACTCTTGCTGTTGATAACAGAATCATGTTACACGTATTACCTGTAGTAGAGAAATATCAGGATTTAAACTTCCGTAGAACTCTAAACTTAGGTGATGGTACTATGGTTGATATCTTTACTTATGGTGCTATCTATCATGATCGTATTACTGGTGTAGAGACTAGCTATATTGGTTCTGGTAAAATGTTAGTATTACCTAGTAAAGAATCTGGTATTAAAGTATATGGTCGTATTATGCACCCTGATGCTGGATTTGCACCTTTACCACGTTATGTAAACACATGGAAAGATATTAAATCTGGTAAACAAGAGAGTGAGATTCATATGAACTACTTAATGGGTCATACTGATATTAACTCTGTAGCTTGTTGGACTGTAATGTAAAGTTTATCTAGGCTTGCTAATGTCATTTACTATAGATTTCGATAATACTGAAGTGGGAAATTTCATATCTAATATAATTTCCAATGAAACAATGCGAACTATAGCACCTGATATTAGTATAGCCTTTTTAAGATTACATAATACATTAACAACACAAGTACAAAAGAATTATAAAGTACCGTTTAGCTTAGATAGTGTATTTACAGGTGTTAAAAATACTTCAGATGGGTTTAGTATTAGTTATACTAATAAATCTATAAGTCTTGGGCTATATCCGCATAAAGAGACAGAAGTAACAGTTAAGAACTCTATACCTTTTGGGTTTTCTAATGGCTTTGTCCGATATACTCCTGTTAATAAGGCTGTTAAAACGGTAGTTACTATACGTAGAGCTGGTGGACGTACATTACCTAGACAAAGAACTAAGTATTCTAAGTTCTTTAACCCTAATACAGGTAAGATATATGTACGATTACAAGATGCTACATGGAGTAAGATACCTAGTACCTATGATATCAAGGGTAAACGAGCGTCATATAAAGAGTTATTCGGACCTAGTTTATCTACTTTAGCGAGTATAGTATATGACTTTGACCCACAAATGGAAGTAGCTAGAGATACTTTATCTTCTGAAACATTAGATGCTGTACTTAAACATAGTAAAAGTAAATGATAGAAACAGATGAACAGATACAACAAGTAGTACAACTAGCTGGGGAACTATTAGAATTTTCCTTTGGTGGTATATATGGTATACCTGCAACTGATGTATATTCTGTACAAGGACTAAATTCACCTTATGATATAGAAAAGCAAGATATAAGTTTTAGAATAGCTTATAGTGATTTCTATGAGAATGTTATTATAGTTAAAGATACTTTTTTATATATGTTAGGAAGGTCTACTTGTAAGTTTGAAATAGTATCATATAACTATGATTTTCAGGGTTGGGTAGATTTAAAAGTTAAACTACTTTCTATAGAGGACTAGATTATGTATGATGAGAGTTTGCTTATAGAACGTATAGCACTACACACAGGGTATATTGTAGACTATGCTGAAGATTCTACTATAGATACATTAGACCCAATGAGTGTAACTACTCCTAGAGTTTACATAGGTCATATAGGTATTAAACCACAACATGCACAAGATGTTGCAATTAATATGTATAATGGGTTAGAGAATCCTTCTATATTATATACAACTATACAGTTTGTATGTGAAAGAAGTTCTCTAGTAGCTACAAGAACTGCTATAGCTGAAGCATATGCTGGATTTACTCCATTTGTAAATGACTCTGACTTCTCTAGTGTATTTTTTGTAGAAGGCAATATGATAGTTAAAACTGGTACAAAAGTATGGTGGCAAGAAGTAGTAGGTCTTGTATTTCCAAGAATTTCATAATATTAAAGAGGTAGTTATGGCAGTATATATTGAATATCCAGATGGTACGATAGGACTACATAGTCCAGACTATTCAGAAGGTGAGTTAGAAAAGTTAAGAGAACAGTTAGATAAGGCATCAGTTAAAGAACCTATCGAACCTACTCGTAGTATACAACAAACACTTAATGAGGAAATCTAATGGCTCAGTTAGGTAAGTTTAATGAAAAAGCAATTGCTATCTATGGTTGTGCGCAGATTGCAGAGAATGTATCTGTTATCAATACAACACCTACTGGTACAATAACTACATCTTTATCTACTACTGCTGTGACTGGCGTAGGTACTAAGTTTCTTACAGAAGTAGCTGTAGGTAGTTATATTACTAATGGGTCTGATGTAGCGGCTGGTAGAGTTCTTACAGTAACATCTGACACGGCTATTGTATTAGAAGCTAATAGTCTTGTACTTATATCGGCGGCGGCTTTTAGAACAGGTTTAGGTCCTAAAAATGCCTTAGCAGTTCTTAACCTAAACTTTACAGTAGAATTAACATCAGAAGCTTTTGAATATACAGGCGATGAACTTAATAGAGATGAAACTACTGTAATAACAGATCGTTTTGCTAAGTTTGATTTTGAGACTTTCTTACCTGTTAAAGGTACTACAAGTTCTCCGCCGTTAGTATCAGAAATACCTATGGCAGATTGGTTTCAATCTTCAGGTATGGCTGTAGTAATCCCAGTAACAGCTATTAGTAAGTATACAATTACTAACTCACAAGCATCTAATAAGTATATGACCATTGAGATTCGTAAAGCATCTCCTGATCTTTCACTTACTCAAAAAACATATACTATTACTAATGCTAGAGGTACTTTTGATTTTAACATAAACTTAGGTAGTAAACCTAAACTAAAGTTTAACTATCAAGGTAATGTAGGTTCTACACTTTCTATTGAGAAACCGTCTATTACACCAGATTTTCAAAATCAGAAAACTACTATATCTGAGAGTGTTAAATCTACTACAGTTAATCTAGCCTTATTAGAGTTATGGTCTGGTTCTACAGAACCTGCTAATATCACATTTACACCTCCAGCACTACCTACTGGGTCTACTAATATAGTATTTGATAAAGTAGTATCTCCTAATACCACAGGTTTTGAATATAGTAGATATATGACTTCATCTGTAGATGGTTGGTCTAAAGGTGCATTACCTTCTGATTTAACTCTTACTATCTTAGAAGACACATCTGCGGCTAGTTATAATCCAGATACTAAGTTAGAGGCATTACATAGATTTACTTTATGCTATGCAGATATTGCTGATACTGCTGGTAAAGTAGTAACTGTTACATTCCATAAACTTGAATTGACTAAAGTAACTGCTAGTAAGATAGCTAAGTATAATGCCCAAGACTTAGGTTTTCGTAGTATAGGTTATACTGATATTGTATTTAGTTAATAAATACCTAGAGGGTGTAATAGCCCTCTTTTTTACTTTTTAGGCAAACTTGCCTTACCAAACTCCTTGAGGACACATCATGGCTGTTAAATTATATATTAAAACATCTAAACCATTTACAGAAAAACTTGTACAAGCTGCAGGTGTTAAAGATAATATTACTTTAGGTATTAAAGCCTATAGCAATACAGAAGTAGAATCTATTAGAAAAGATTTTCAACAAGCTATAGATACTACAAAGATAACACGTTATATTAAAGAACTAGAAGTTGTTAAAGAGGATAATGATTTATCTTATGAGCAGATTGACTTAAAAGTTATCGAGTTAAATGATCTTATTGATAAAGCTAATGAAGTACAGAAGTATCTTCTACAAGATTTTTATAAATCACATATCTTATATATAAAGAATGCATCGCTAAGTACAGAAGATAGTGAAGGTAAGGTAACTGATCTTCTAATCCCTGATACACGTGATGTTAAACCTATTGAGTCTCTTTGGGAAGATGTAGATTCATGTTTAGTCGTCCTCCTAGACATGTATTTAGACTCTCCTTTCTTCAGAGACTCGCTTATACAAGCAATTACAGAGTCTGTATTTCATATATCTTTAAAGGATTCTGAAAGAAAAAACTAATAGCGGCTGGCGAAGCATTAGGTTGGGCATGTTTACCTGAACCTAATGCGGAACTATTAGCTAAAAACCGTATAGACGATGATGCTTTTGCTAAAGCTTTTCCAGAGTTAGTAGAAGATGTAGAACCAGAGGTAGAGGATATTGATGATGACGAATCAGTTACCTTCTATATATGGGAGGATTTAAAACCTATATTTGATATATATACTATAGTAAATAACTACGTAGTAAATGAATTTCATTCCATCGACTCAACTATTTTAATAGAACTTATTAAAGATAGTGATGTAGCTATAACACATGGTTTAGCATCTATCCCGTTTATTCATTCGGGGTATCTTAGTATAATACTTCCAAAGGATATAAGCAATGGCAGATCAGACAAAGAATTTAATACTGAAACTTAAACTAGAAACTGATGCTTCTAGTGGTGCTGTGATAACAAAACTATTTAAAGAGCATGAAACAAGTGCTGAAAGGTTATTAAAAACATCTAAAGCTTTAAAAGATGTTGATGCCGATAGAGTATCGGTTTTAAATAATAGTTTAGCCATTTCTAAAGCCTATAGTTCAGGTATAACAGACCTATTAGAGCTTCAAAAGAGTAAACAAGCTAAGTTACTTGATGACTTAAATGAGAAGATAGCTAAAGGTAATATAACAATAGAAAAACATGGACGTGGGTGGAATCTTGTAGAAGCTGGTATACAACGTAGTATAGAAAAACATAATAGATTAAGTCAGTTATTAGCTACAGAAACTAATGAACAAGTTAAAGCATTAGAGGTCTTAAAGAGACAAGAAGATATATTAGCTTCTAGTATAGCTTTACGTGCTAAACTAAAAACACCTTTAGATAGTAGAACTACGAGTGTATCTAATACCCCTGAAGTATCTACTGATATTATTGGTAATGCACAAGCTGGTTATGCTAGACAACGTATATCTGATGAAGAGACTTTAGCTAATAGACTACGTAGTATTGAATTAAACGCTTTAAGAAGTTCTATACAAGAATCTTCTAGTATAAGACAATCTAATTTTCAAAGAGAGTTACAAGAACAAATAGCTACTGTTAATAGAATACAAGCTATACGTACTACCGCATTTAATGCTTCTTTACGTGAAGAAGAAGCAATTATGCGTTCATCTATAGAGATTCAAACAGCTATTGCTGTACATGGTATTAATTCAGTACAAGCTCAACGAGCTAGAGCTAATGAAATCACTAGACAAGCAGAGCAGACATTACAGGCAGAATTAAGTTCTATTAGATCATCTGTATCTGGTGGAAGAATGTCACCCTCACAAGGTACTGCCGCAAGTGCTACCGCTACTAGAACATATACTGAAACTATTTTAAATAGTAATGCCGCTTTACGTGAACATGAACATTCTATAGCTTCAGTGACTGAACGTCATAGAAATATGTTCTTACGAGTAGGTGAGCTTATAGGTAGTTATCAGATATGGAATATAGCTCTTAATACAGTAACAAGTTCTCTTAAAGCTATACCTAAGATTGGTATAGAATTAGAGTCTACTATTGCTAGTTTAACTGCTACTACAGGTTCTGCCGCTGGTATGGCAAGTTCTATGCAAGGATTAGAACAAGAAGCTAATAGGACAGGTGTATCTATTACTACGTTAAGAGAAACTTTTAGAGGATTCCAAGCATCTACAAGTCTTGCGGGCGAGAGTATGGTATCTACTTGGCATATGTTTACTAACCTTAATACTGTAATTACAGGTCTACATCTTCCCGCAGAGAAAGCTAGTGGTATTTTTCTAGCAATGGCTCAGATATTTAATAAGACTAAGGTACAAAGTGAAGAACTTGTTAAACAGTTAGGTAACTTAATTCCTGGCGCATTTGCTAGTTTCGCGGCGGCTAATAATGTAGCTTTTGGAGGACAGTTTAAGAACTCTATAGACCTTATCAATCAAATGAAAAAAGGTATGGTATTTGCACATGAGACTGTAGAAAGATTTACACAGTTTATGGCAGATCGTTTCGCACCTGCATTTGCTTTAGCTAGTCAAGGTCTTAATGCTAATATAGGTAGAATGAATACAAGTTTTACATTATTAGGAGAATCTATATACCATTTAACATCTGGTGTAATGCTTGATTTTGTTAAATCTGCTACTAGTATAGCAGATGCTATGCGTAAAGATATAGAAGGAGCTAATAATCTTGGTTTAGCTTTAGAAACAGTTGCTAATGTTTCTTTAGCATTACTAACTGCGGCTTTAGTATCTGCTATAGTTAAGCTGGAGGCATTTTCAATAGCTTTCTTAGCTACTCCAATAGGTAGAATAACTGCTATAATTGCAGGCGTAGTAGCAATAGGTTTAGAAATAAAAACATTAATCTCAAGGAGTGAGGAAGGTGAGAAGAAGATAGTAAAGTTTTTAGATAATATGAAAACTAAAGCTGAAGAAGTTAGTGCTACTACCTTAGAGATGAAAGTAGATTTAGACCCTATGGTTATCGCAGGTAAAGAAGCTCTTGCTATAGCTAAGAAATCTAAAGCTGATATAGAATATGAACTACAACATCTTAACTGGTTTGATAAAAATCTAACTAATGCTTATACAGATAACTTAGCTAGACTAGATAAGGCTAATAGAGAAATAATAAAAATAGATTCTGCATTAGTACAGGCTAATAATGATGCAACTATTAAAATTAATTTAGAAACTGGACAGGCACTAGCTGATCTATCAGTATTTACAGATAAACTTCATATAGCTTATTTACGTGCTACAGGTAAAATGGGTGAAGCGGCTGGTATGGCTTTTGAACAAACTTATGGCGAAGGTCTAGCTAAGGTTAAGAATCAGATAGATACTTTATCTAAAGAGGAAGAAAGTTTAAAAAGTAAATCTGTTGGAACTTCACCTACGTTAGCTAATATGACAGAAGTAAATATAGCTAAAGATAGGTTAGCTCAATTAGATAGTTTAAGACAAACTTATGCTGAAAGTGCTATAGTAAAGACTAATGATATTGCAAGTGCTGAAGAAAAAGCTAATAAGAAAAGTATTGCTAGTGGTAGGTCTGCCGCCGCTCTACAACGTAAAGAGAGTCGTGATCTATATAAAGATATCATACGAGATTCACGTGATGCTACTCTAGCTATAGAGGATGATCTACTACGTTTAGAATATGCTAGACAAGATCAAATAATGTCAGTAAAAGACTTCTATGCTCAGAAGAAAGTCTTACAGGATAGAGACTATCAACAACAAATAGAATCTACTAATAAGTTACTAGACATTGCTAAGAGTTCTAACGATATTGCTAGTGTTAATAAATATAATGACCTATTAAGAGAGAAAGCACAAGCACAACTTAAATTAGAAGAAGTAGGTAAACGTACTTATATAGTAGAAAGTAGAGCTTATGCTTTACAACTTATAGATAATAAAGCTAAAGATGCTAGTAATAAACTTATAACAGAACAAGATAATATTAGTAATAGATATCTATCAGGACTGATTAGTGAAGTTACCTATATAGCAGAAGTAACAGCCTTAAAGTTGAAAGAAATTAATATTATAAAGGAAAAGAATAAAGGACTACAAGAGCAGATAAACTTAGAAGGTGAATTAGCTCAAAGCCCTTTAGAGAAGATTAAACTTAGACAAGATATAGAGGCTAATAAAGCACTGATAGCGTCTAAATCAGCTCCTAGTAGTTTAGGCAATGATATAACAACTAGATTTGGTAATTCAGAATTAGGTAGTTTAGCTACATCTAGTCTTAAGTTAAATAGTGAGAAAACTACTTTAGAAAGTGATAGGCTTTTAGCAACATCTGCTGTTACTATAGACCCTAATCTTCCAGCACTAGAAGCTCATAAAAAGTTTGTTGCAGATAAAGAGAAAATAGATATTGATTATAGTAAAAAATCAAGCATATTAAACTTAGACTACTACTCAGGTATTACTGGTATGGCGGCTAATGCGGCACTATCTATGACTAGTATGGCTATTAAAGCATATGGAGCGCAAAGTACCCAAGCTAAGATAGCTTTTGCGGCTTATAAAGTATTTAAGATAGCTGAAATTATAATGGATACAGCTAGCTTAGCTATGAAACTATCACTAAGTCAAGCAATGATACCATTTGTAGGTATAGCAATGGCAGAACTAGGTCCGCCTATGGCTTATGCAATGGGAGCTATTCAACTAGCTATGGTAATGTCTGCACCTATGCCAGCGGCTCATGGTGGTTTAGACTATGTACCCGCAGAACAAACCTACTTACTTAATAAAGGAGAACGTGTACTATCACCTAACCAAAATAAAGACTTAAATAACTTTATGAAAAATGCTGATAGTAATAAGTCTAGTGGACAATCTCAAAAAAATGTGTATAATGTATCTGTAACAGTTCAAGGAAATGGTCAAGATAATCCATCTGATTTAGGTGCTAAAATAGGTGAATCATTAATCAGAACTATAGCTAAACAAGAAATAAATAATGCCTCTAGGTTAGGTAATCAACTTAATAAAACTACGAGCTTCGCATAATGACTATTACAGCCCTACCTTTAACATCTAAACTATTAACTTCATGTAATAAGTCTACTATGTTTGCAGAAGTATCAGCTAAGTTTGGTGATGGTTATGGACAATCAGCACCTAAAGGTTTAAATAATAAGATAGATACTTGGGTTATAGAGTGGGGCGGTATAGGTCTTACAGATAAGACTACTATAGAAACTATGTTGAATAGTGTAGGTTCATGGGGATTGATCTCATGGACTCCTATAGATGAAATTTACTCTAAGAAGTTTCGTATGGATAAATCTGGATATACTGCAGTTAAAGTAGGTAAAACGTCTTTTAAAATATCTTGTAAACTTATACAAGTATTTGACATAGGTTAATATTATGACAATTAAAGTAGATTCTAATCTTACAACTACTTCAGCATATATTGAACTATTTAAGTTAGATTTTTCAATACTTTCTGGTCTATATGGTGGTGTCGGATTACCTATCTTATATTTAACACCATCAGGAGTTAATACTGATAACACCCCTATAAGTTTTGATGGTAATCAATATATACCATATCCTATACAACTTACAGGTCTAGCCTCTGTTAGTGATGGTGCGCCTCCGAGACCTATACTAGACATCGCCAATGTAGATAAATTGATTGGTATGTATACTTTTATATATGGTGATGTAGTAGGGGCTAGTGTTACTTATATAAGAACTTATGCCTCTTATCTAGGCATCTCTTCTTCTATATCTGCACCACCTTTAAAATTTACTATAGCTAGAAAGATTTCTCATACTCAGGCTAGTATAAGTTTTGAGTTAAGAACTCCATTAGATAAAGAACGATCTTTTTTACCTGCTAGACAGATGTTAAAGAAAGACTTTCCTGGTTTAGGTTTAAATAAGACTATTAGATAACTATGATAACTCTAAATACAATACAACAAGATAAGATAAGAGAAGAAACTCTAAGATGTTTTCCTAATGAGATGTGTGGTATATTAGTAGAAGATAACTTTATACCTTTAGTTAATATAAGCGAATCTCCTGAAGATAGTTTCAGATTTGACGCATCAGAACTTGTTCTTTATGCTGGTATGATTACAGCAATAGTACATAGTCATTGTAGAAATGTTAAGAATCCAGAACTACTCGATACCAGAACCCCATCTGTTACTGATATAATTAATCAGAAAAAGACTAATACTCCGTGGATAATAGTAGCTACAGAAGGTTATACTGTCACAGAACCATTAGAGTTTCCAAAAATACCTAGTAATGAATACATAGGTAGACCTTTTATATGGTTTGTTAATGATTGTTATAGTATTGTACAAGACTGGTATAAGTTTGAGTTAGATATAATCTTACCAGATCATAAGGCTGTAGTAGACTATAGAGACCTTAATGGTGAAGATGAACTATTTACAGAATATCTTACTGAGTATAAATTTACAAAAGTGGTTCAGATAGAGGATATACAAGATGGAGATATTCTACTACTTAACTATAGAGGTAGGATTAGAAATCATTTAGGCATATATATAAATGGTGAAGTATTGCATCAAGATATGTTAAGTGTTAAAGTACCTTTTAGTAGTATGATTACTAAAGTAGATAGGATTCTTCGTTATGTTAGTTAAAATATTTACATCTGTTAATGACTTTGATAGCTTTGAGATAGAGTCTACTAATTTAATAGAAATCTTAAATATAGTTAAGTTTAAGAAAGGTAGAGTTTATACAGATAATATCATATACACCCCACACGCTTTTATGCTTGTAGATAAGGTTACTGGTGATAAAGTTTCATTAATACTAGAGGTTATAACATCTGAGCTAGACCCTAGTAAAGACCTATACATACTTCCTGAAATTATTGGTGAGATACCTGTACCAATTATACTAGCAATAGCATTAGCTTCTGCTACAGGTTTATCTGTTGCCGCCGCTGGTACTATATTAGCCGTAGCAGGCACTATAGCTATAATAGGTGTAGGTGTTGGTGTTATGATGATGATGTCCCCTACAGCAACTATAAGTTCAGACCCTTCTGCGGCACAAAATAAACATAGTTCGTTGTTTAATAACTCACCTGTAGCTAGAGAGCAGGGAGGTATTGTTCCTTTAATTTATGGTAATCCTTATTGTTCTGGTGTTTTAATATCGTCAGGGCTATCTACAGAAGATTCAGCTGGAGTAGTTACAGTATGATAGAAGATAAAGTGTTAGAAGGTGAATGGATTCAAGGTAACGGTGGCAAAGGTGGTGGGGCGCATACTCCTGTAGAAGCATCAGATACCTTATATTCGAGACAAGTAGTTAGGATTTTATTTGCCCTATCTGAAGGTGAAGTAGAGAATGAACCTCCTACTATATATTTAAATAAAATTAACTCTACTAACTTTACAACTGTTACGGCTTCAAGATATGGATTAGCAGATCAACCTGTTATTAATGGCTTTGTAGTAACTGAGTCTTCTGTATCTAGTGCTACAGAGCAGGTATTTAGATCCAATACTGGTTATATACCACCTTTACCTTATGACCTAATCACTACACCTAGAAGATACTCAATATCAAAAGACTATGAAGCTTCAAGAGTTACTTTAACATTAGGTCAGTTAAGAATGGTGAATGGTAATGGAGATATGGTAGGTTATTCTGTATCTATTAGTATCTATACCAGAATTACTGGCGGTACTTGGACTTTATTTACAGATTCAGTTAAATCTGGTAAATGTTCTAGCCCTTACAGTTGGGATGTCTTAGTACCTAGACCAGATATGTCTACAGTACCAAGTGCTACTACATGGGAAATAGCTTTTATACGTAATACTCAGGATGACCCTAATACTAAGTATATGTCTTCTAGTTATGTTAGTTCTATAATAGGGATTAACTATACATCACATCAATATAATAATACAGCATTACTTGCGCTAACTCTTACGGATGCAGAACAGTTTAGTGGTAAAGTTCCTGATATAGTTTTTAGAAAGAAAGGTATTAAGGTTAAAGTACCTGATAACTATGATTCTGTTACACATACATATTCTGGTAGTTGGTTAGGTGGGTTAAAAAAGAATAGTTCTGGAATCGAAGTCTATTTATATTCATGTAATCCCGCTTGGTGTCTATACAACGTACTTACAAGAAGTAAAGCTAATGGTGGTTTAGAAATACCTACTTCTAGTATTGATATAACATCTTTTTATAACTTAGGTGTTTATGCAGATAACTTAGTATCTGATGGAAGTATTACTGGTGGTACAGAAAGACGTTATGAGTTACATAATCAGTTTTCGGCTAGAGAAAGTGTACCTGTATTTTTAAGTTATATCCTTAGTCTATGTAATGCTAACTTTACTACTAATGAGTTTGGTCAGATTAGTCTTATGTATGACCATGCTGGGCAGGCTATTACTAAGCAAGTAACTAATACTAATGTTATAGATGGTGTATTTATCTATTCATCTAATGATATCGAAGCTAGATATAGTATAGCTAATGTGACTTATAATAATTCTGGTGATCTAGGCTCTACATCTACTACATCTGAGTTTGATGATAGCTTAATTGCTAGGTATGGTCTACAGTCAGTTGATATAGTACTTGTAGGTTGTTTAAGTGAAGCGCAAGCAAAAAGAAAAGCTAGATGGGCATTGTATGTTAATAGTTATACACCAGAATTTGTAACTTTTAAAGTTCTACTTGCTGGTATGACTTATCAGATAGGCGAGTTAGTTAATGTATATGATAACTATACAGTAACTAATAGTTATAGTGGTAGTATAGTATCAACTTATTTCAATACTGTTTTTAATACAACTGGAATTAGTCTGGATCGTCTTATTACATTACCTACAGGTGTGTTTAGTTTATCTTACTATAACTCAGATGGTAATATAGTCTCTACAGTGATACAAGAAACTAATATAACTATTCAATCTGTTACAGTCGCAGGAAATGTATCTATATTAGCGGGGTCACCGTTTATACTTTCTAGTGCTTCTACTGGAGCTACTGTGTATAAAGTAGTTAAGATAGAGGTTTCTGATAATGTGCATAGTATATTATGTTCAAAGCATGATGAGAATAAATACAGTTATATTGAAAGTGGTGTTAGTGTAGTTAGTTCTGCCTATGATTTTGTCAGCCAGTCTAATTTTACATGCCCTTCTGTGGTTAATATTTCGGTATCACCACAATTCTTTATAGATAGATTAATTAATAAATCTATACTACATGTTGTTTGGGAGATGCCTTCTGGTACTACTATCACACCTAAGTATAAGTTAAGTTGGAAAAGAGATAGCCAACAAGTTACTGTAGTGAATGATATAACGGTAGCTAGTTATGATCTAATAGACCCTATAGCAGGTAATTATGAGTTTTCTATATGGGCAGTAAATACTAGCTCTGGTATTACATCTAGTGTTACTACATTAGTTTATAGTTATCGTACTTCAGTAGCTAATTCTTCTTTATTACCTCCTACGAATATATATGTTACAGGAACTATAGGAACAGAGTTTTCTACTCCTGATCTTTCTATAAGTTTTAAATATAATCTATCTAACGATTTAGCTGAAGATACTTTACAGGACTATATAGTTGAAGTAGCAGATACTAATTTAGTAGTTAAAGGAACTTATAATATACCTGTCCTACTTAGAACAAGAGATTTTATAAATAATATAGGTTATGAACCTAATGTAGTTACTGCTTCTATTATAACTAAAGTTATCCTTGATAATGGTGTTATAAATGTTACTAAAACAGGTGTAACTAATGCCGAAGATGGTCAAAGCTATTTCTCTAATGGTATAACTTCTCGTTGTAGAGTACGAAGTCAGTTCTTAGATGTGACTAAGAGTTGTAAGTTTGGTTTAAACTCTGGCACTTACTTAACTGGTATACCCGGAGTTAATATACCTTATAGATTTAAATCAAATACTAATGCTTCTGTAGAATGTATAGTTGGTACTAGTACTAGGTATATTTTAAATAATGTAACTTCTGACGATGTATTTGAAATCGAATGGACTGGTGTAGGTTTTGGAGTTATAAACTTCATCTATAATAATGTTATAGTATATAGTTATACTCAGAATGATAGCGATTCTTCAAACTTAAATGGTTCGTTGAGTAATTTTACTATAGCTTATGGAGATTCTTCTTTTATATCTTCTGGGTCTGGTTTAAAGAATTTTACTTTTGGTACTTTTGATACTTCTACTAACTTAGGTGGTACTTTTCACTTACCTTTTGAAACTAATAGAGCTATTTTTGGAACACCTGCTAGAAATTTTAAACTTAAAGTTTATAGTAGAGATATGATAGGTGATTTATCTACATATAGTCTGGTTAATGTAACTAATACTACCCCACAAGTTAGTGAATTTAGTTTTACTGTTATCAACGGTGTAGGTGTTGCGTATATTAAGATAGTTAAGACTAATACTGCTAGTAATGATATGGTTGGGTTCAGAATATGGCAAAGACTTTCATCTAATACAGGATTTACACCTTCGAGTACTAATTGGGTTTATGATGGTTCTGATACTTATATAAGTATATCTGCTACTGGTAATGCTGAGTATACTTACTATGTGGCGGCTTATGATACATTTGATAAAGATAATCTTGTATTATCATCACCTTTAACAGGTATGCCTTTATCTATGGACTCTGCTGGCTGGGCTATAGCTTCTGGTATTAACTTTACATCTAATGCTAGTACACATGTTCTGTCTTGGACTTCTGGTACTATAGTTAGAGGGGGTATTAGTTACTCTATCTCTTCAGGTTCAACAACTTGGTCTAGTGGGATTAAGTATATCTATTTTAACCCAGTGGTATCTGTTACTACATTGCAGGCAGGTGTATCTTTAGGGACTTCTGTAGATGTAGGTTGTTTTCCTATAGCTACTTATACTGGCGGGGATAATACTACTATTAAAGGTGGTAGTGGGGATGCTTTTATATCAGGAAGTCAGTTATTAGCAGGTACAGTTGGTACAAGTCAATTAATAGCTGGTTCTGTTACTGCAAGTATTCTTGATGCAACAAATGCTGTTATTACAGGTACTGCTCAGATTGCTGATAGTATTATTACAACTGCTAAAATAACCGATGGTAATATTACTAACGCTAAGATTGATAGGGCTTCTGTTAATAAGTTACAGGTTGTAGAAGCCGATATAAGTAATCTTGCGGTTACAACAGGTAAGATTACTAATCTTGCGGTTACAACAGGTAAGATTGCTAATCTTGCTGTTGATACACTTCAAGTTGCTGGAAATGCTATAACTATATCTTCTGGTGCATATACTGCGGGTGATACTGTTTCTGTTACTTTGTTCTGTGACGGAGTTACTCCTTTATATATTAATTGTAATACTACCTGTAAGATCTATGGCGGTAGCAGTGATTACAATTCCCCTGGAATATCTTTAGCACTAAATGGTACTATAATTAAAGATATAGCTAATAATTCTTTAATTTATTCATATATTCCATCGGCAGGTATTAATACCTTTACTTGTGTAGGCGCTGGTATGGGAACGTATGGTACTGATACTTCAATTATAGCTATTGGTCTTAAGAAATGAGTAATTTTATAATTTACGATTCAACTGGTTTTATTATTAGGACAGGTAATTGCCCTGAAACTATGATTGAACTTCAAAAACAAGAAAATGAATTTATTTTAGAGGGGAAAGCAGATATATATAATGATTATATAGTATCTAATACTATAACTGCTAGACCAGCTCAACTAACTACCCTAGATACAACAATCTTAATTGCCAATGGAGTTGATGTTATCGCTATAACTAATGCTCCCGAGGGTACTTTTATAGCAACTAATGCCGCTACGCATGAAACCGTATCAGGCACAATCAACGGTACTGATACTTTCGCTACAACTATTTCAGGTACTTATAAAATTAAAATTGAATCATTTCCTTATCTTCCTTTTGAAACTACTATAACTGCGGTGTAATATGCCTTTTATAATAACTAAACCACTTGAGATACAAAAACAAGAGTTCATTCTTGAAGTCAATAAACAAGCAAGTGATAAAATACTCTCGAAGTATCCTATTTATAAGCAACTTAATCTATCTCAAGATCAAACATCTTCTGAATGTATATCTATGTATGCTTGGATAAATCAGATTAGAACCCTATGTAATAAAACTAAAGATAGTATTACTACAGCAACTAACATGCCAGAAATAAAACAAATAGAAGCTGAGTTTTCTAATAAACTTAGTACCTTAGATTAGATTAGGTGTATAATAATTCTAGTGGGCTACTCAGTCCACTTTAGGATAATCCTAACAAACTCTAGGTATATGCTAGAAATGGGAGAATATTATAATGGCTATAAGTAATGAAAATATAACTACTCTTTTACAAAATCCCGATGTTATGAAGTTAATTAATAACGTCTTACCCAATGTTTTAGGAGATTCAAAGATGGACAATTCAGGTTCTGGTTTAGGTGTGATAGGTGGTGCTTTAGCTGGCTTTATTGCTGGTAAAGTCATTAATAACAATGATACAGCGGCTCAGGCGGCTAATCATGTGATCACTGCTTCTGAGGTACAGAATATAGTTTCTGCTAATACTAACTCGCAGACTCTAGGTAATGTTGAAGGTGAGATTTGGAAGGCAGAAGGTCAACTACAATCTGCTTTAGCTAATCAAAGTAATACTAATCAAATAGCTACTTTAAATGCTGAGATTGCTAATCTGCAAGGTCAATCAGGTATTCTATCTAGTATAGGTAATTCTAAAAGTGATATAATCAATGAAGTACATGAAACAGGTGGTGTAGTTTCAGATGCTATTGGTACATTGGCGGCGGCTACTGCATCTGCTTTCGGTAGTGTTAATACTAATATTGCTAGCAGTACTTATGCTACAAGTTTAGCTATTAGTAATGATGGTGAGAAGACTAGAATGGCAATTGCCGCCCTTGCCGCTTCTATTCCTAATGCTCGTGAACTTGATCTACAACGTCAATTAGCAGTAGCTTTAGATGACCATAGACATACTACTACACGTGGTATGATTGATTCTGGTAATGTTAGTGTCATTACTAATGTTGCTACCAGTCAAGCACAGCAACAACAACAAGCTCAGTTTGCCACTCTTACTAATGTAGTTGGACAATTAGTAGCCGCTCAACATGCTACCAATACATCTATAATCAATGGTAATGGTAATCGTCCTAATCAAACGGCTACTAATGTTGGTGGTTGAACTACTAAACGATATGGTTTAGTTTACTATAAAGGAAAATAATATGGCTGTTCTATCTCTTGAACAACAACTAGCTTTAACTAATGCAAAGATACTTGAAATACAGAGTCAGATTAGACCTATTGGAAATATTGTTATACCAGATACTCCAGTTGCCTCTATAACTATGGAACAGATTCAAGATATGATTAATAAAGGTGTTGCAAGTAGATTAGAAGAGTTAGCTAAACCTCCTGAAGTTATAGATAAACCTTTAACCCCTTTAGAATGTATTAATCTGGTATTTACACCTAGTGAAGTTGCTTGGTTATGTAATCCTGCTGTTTTACGTGGTGTAGATGCCTTTATTATGGGAAACTTTATACAAACTGAAGAGGGTAAAGCTATTTTACGTCAGATTTACACACAATATAGAGAACATTATGAAAGTAAAAGTTAAACATTCTGTAGAACTAGATCAAGATGAGTTAGTTAGAGTAGTTACTGCTGTAGTTGCAGCTACTAAAAGTATTTATACTTCTGAAGAGGAAGAAATTGTAGCTATAACTGCTATACTAGAGCCTGAACTAACTGATGCTGTTGTTAAAGCCTTCGCTCTAGGGAATAAGATTAGAGAAGCTAAGGCTGATATTACAGACACTACAATGTATAGTTAACTATATATATACTACAAGGATGTAGTATTTTTTCAAAACATTACCTATTGACTAAAATACTATTTTATGTTATACTAAGATTTGTCTACTTAAGAGTATAGGTTATGAATATTACTACAGATCAATTACATGCTATGATACCTTTAGCTACTGATAAAAATATAGCTAAGTTCCTAGTACCGTTAAATAATGCAATGTTTGAATTTAATGTTAACACACCACTAAGAGTAGCGGCTTTTATAGCACAAATTTCTCATGAGTCTGGTAGTTTACACTATGTCGAAGAGATAGCTGATGGTTCTGCTTATGAGTATAGAAAAGACTTAGGCAACTTACGTCCTGAAGCTTTAGCTATTGCACATAGTAACCATTCTACTACAGGTAGGTGGTATAAAGGTCATGGATTAATACAAATAACAGGTTATGATAATCATCTAGCCTGTGGTACTGCTCTACAAATTGATTGTATAAATAATCCAAAGCTATTAACTGAACCTGTTAACTCCGCTCGTAGTGCCGCATGGTTCTGGAAGACTCATAACTGCAATACTCTAGCAGATATTGGTATGTTCGATAAGATATCAAGAGTAGTTAATGGTGGTACTACATGGCAAGAATCTCGCAGAGCTAATTATAAACTATGTTGTGATGTGTTAGGGGTATCATGAGTTACCTACCACCTATTAATCTTATAAACTATATCCTCTTATTTAACTATAGAAAACAAACTGAGTTTGTAGATGTTAAAGAAGAGATACTTTCATCTACTATATATAAATGCGAACTGATATGAATGATCTTACACTATACCCGTTGTATATTATTCTTGGACTGCTTGGAGGTTCAGGACATTATCTAAAGAAGCGTTATATTGATAACACCACAAGAGATAGTTTCTTTCACTACCTATCTGTTGACTTCACATCTACTAAGAAAGCCGTATTGGCTATAGTATGTTCTTCTGTTGGAATAGCTTCTGCGCATGTCGGTGTAATAGGTGGACAAGATATCATAGCTATACTTACAGCAGGTTATGTGGCTGATAGTACTTTTAATAAAGATTCTGGCGACTAGGAAGTCTTATGGGAAGTATTCAAGCTATTATACAATTACTTATCTTAGCTATAGGTATTTTTATAGGTGGTGGTATTGCTTATAAGATAGAACATAGACAGGTAGTAGAATTACGTATTGTTATAGATAAGATAAATGCTACTACAGACGTGTTGCAGGAACAGAATAGAGTTAAACTAGAGGAAATTAAGACTCAAGCACAGATAAACTTAACTAATTGGAATGAAGCTAATGAAAATGCTATTAAAACAACTAATGCTTATAGGGATATGTTATACACTGCAAGGTTGCGCGACCCCAATAGTAAAGTATGTAGAGACAGAGTGTCCAAAGGTAGTAGTACCAGAACAAGTGAAGATAATGCAACTGGGACAGGTGACCTTTCAGAAGAACTTAGTAGACTACTTCAAAATGAGTCCGCTAGAGCAGATAGAGAAACTTTAGATAAGAACTTTCTACTGAAATTTATACAATCTGGGTGTAATATATGAGAAATATAGCGGCTAGTTTATTAGCCGCTAATCCCTTTCATAAGAGTTATATAAATAAGAGTTACCCTAAAAATAAGTATATAAGTAGATATGTTTGTGGTATGAGAGTTATAAAAACTAAACCTGCTTATGTGTATTATATAAAGATAGAGTTTGCTGATGTAACTGTATGGAAGATAGGATATACAAGCACAAGTGTACGTTCTCGTATAGCATGGATGTGTTTAGATAACTCTATTAAGGTAACAGTTATTACAAGTATTAAATGCTCCTCTGCGGCTAAAGCATTCTATCTTGAACAACTGTTACATAAAAGATTTAAAGATTTTAAATATAATGGTATTAATCTACTTAATTCAGGCAATACAGAGTTATATTCTGTACCGTTAGTCTAGTAGATCAGCTAGTTTAAAAGGTCTTAAAGCATTCTGTTCCAGACTTACACATCTATAACGGCTGTCTGGAATAGTTTTACTATGTAAATGCCCATGTATGTTTAACCTGTAACGAGGAAACTCTGATGTTGCTACAGGTATATGGGTTAAAATACAACCTTTAAGTCTTATAGCCCCGAAAATCTGACTAAAATACTTACTATATAGCTCAATATTGTACCTATCATGATTACCTAGTACGAGTTTCTTAGTACAAGGTATGTTTGCTAATAGTTCTAATGAAGTTCGCTTAAAAGCTACATCACCGAGAATATAAAGGCAATCACGTTTAGTTACCATGTTGTTGATATTAGTTATAACAGCATTATCATGTTCTTCTATAGAAGTAAATCCTCTTGCAAGTGCTACTTTTTCATGCCCTAAGTGCAAGTCTGCTGTTATATATATGCTCATCTACTCATACCTTTCAGTTAATAGTGCTTTTTCTAACCAATAATTAAGTACAAGTTCAGCTCTTTTTTGGGCTAATTCTTGGGTAGGGTAATAACCTTGATGTTCTTTAACTCCTGGAAGATAAGATTCTACTATGTACATCTTACTATCATCTCCTTTTTGTCTCCCACTATTATAAGCAACCCTTAAAACCTTAAACTTACCTAAGTATAAGCTTTTACCCGAGTAGCTATCAGTAGCTGTCCATGAAGTTGGTACTGTATCTATAATAAGTGCAACCTTGTTAGTTTCTTCTGTCATACTTTAACTCCAATGCCGTGCGCTTTTTCTGCGTCTCTAAACCCAGCATAATAAGTTGGCACATATAGTGCATTTTCTACATCTATAGCTTTATATCTAGCTATAATTTCTTCATCACTCAAAGGCTCACGCTTTGGTGGTTTTGTATAGAGTGGTATGTAATTGGGATTTGAAACAGCAGGTACATCTTCTTTTATAAATGACACAGTTCTATTTATAATTGGAGTGCTGTCATATCTATATCTCTGTACCCACTCTGTAATCCAAGCAACAGGTTCTTGCTCAGGTTGTGTTAGTAGTTCTTTTATATCATAAAATAACTTGCGGTTTCTATCACTTGTTTTTCCACCCTTCCAGTAATCATCTAATAGATCAACTGCTCGCTGTAATAACTCTCTTTCTTTACTCATTTAGTTTTCCCCTTAACATAACAAAAGCGCGATAGATACAATCATCAAACATACGCAAAATATATCTTCATCACTAATCAGCTGCTCCAATACCATGTGCTTTTCCTCTAACCCTAAACCAGTAATCATAATAGGCGACTGCTGGTGTTAATCCATAGCCCCAACCGTGAATAGTCTTACCTATTCTACATGTCCAAAAACCACAATGGTATTTTAAATGGGGTTTCATTGCTTATATCACACTTCGGCATAGTGTAGTTCTCGTTCTTTACTCATCTATCTACTCCTTTCAAAATCACGATCAGTAAGACTAGCATAACATCTCTCTAATAACTCTTCTTTTGTTAATGGTGTTGCAAACTTAAAAGCAACTACTCTAGCTTCACTTCTAAATTCTACAAACTTATTATCTCTAGTTATATCATATTCTTTTATTAAAGCTATATAATCTTTTCTATCATTGTGAAAGTTATTTACCCAACAAAATATACCTTTTTCTGGGATATTAGTATACCAGCTTGGTTCAATATAGGGCTTGTACATATACGGTATATTATAGTTTATTGTAATTTCAAACTCCATATTATTATTGTATAAATATAGTACATCTTCACGCATATACAATATAGTATCATTTGGTGACTCTATTGGGCATACTTTATTACCTTCAAGTAGCCATTCCCAATATTCTCTATTTGTTTTGAAATAAGTTACTTCTTCATAAGTGCCACGAGGCTCTGAGCAAAGCCCAAGTTTAATTCTTTTCTTATTGTAAGCACTGTTTATTTCATCTGTACAAATACTTTCTGTTATGTTACTAACTCTTCTATATACTTTACCATTCACTTCTACTAACATCTGCCTCTCCTTCTTTAAGTTCAATACTATAACTATCTCTATGATCAATACCAGCACTATCTAACAGTAAGATAAGACCTAACTTCTCTAAGTTAGTAGCAGGTTGCCCTAGTACATTTCTAATTTCCATTCGTCCTAGCTCCTCTATACAGAGGGTTATAAAATTCTCATTGAACCACTTATCGTTTAAGTATAAGGGTATAAATGTAGACCCACCTTGCGGCTTCAACTTATCTCTTAGTGTTTGTATTACAGTTTCTTTCACTATACTCTCTACTTATTAAAGTCTTTAGCATCAACTTGTGTAAATACTACACCTAGACTTGTTTTCTTAGCTACTATATAAATATCTTTGATAGTGGCAAATTCTTGTAATACACTCTTTATCACAACCTTATTTAACTGTGTAAATACCTTATACTCGGTATCTTTTAGACCTAGTCCTTCACGTATTTGTTCTACTGTTAGTATAAACTTACCTGTAGACTCTAGTTGTTGTAGATTTTGTTGTACTATCTCTGCCATCAAAGATTTTTTATTACTGTATGTATAGCCAGCTTCGATCATTTTTTCCCCCTTATTAGCGTGTTAAATTCGTCCATCAACGGTCTGTTTGACCATTTTAGAACGGATATTATACCATATTTGACCGCGTTATGACCATTTATTTATTTTATTTTTTTATGGGAGAGCCACGAACAACATCAAAAACCCCTCCCCTCCCTCCTCACCCCTCCAACACAACCCCATACTTCTTCAGCTGTACATTCTCCTTC